TAATTGATTGGACTCCTGCTACTTCATCATTTATTTCTTCTTCAGCTCATTCTGCTGGTGCTCCTTACAATACTAATACATTTGTTTTAGAAACAATTTCTGAAGGAGAAATAATGAATAGCACAGGCCCTACAGGATCTAATGGGACTTTATTAAGTGGCTCTGCAAATAATTTTAGATGGCAGATAGCATCCCCTGATACTAATTCAGGTACGTTTACTTTATTAATTAGACAAGGAAATGATACTATAAATTCCCCATCAATATTAGAAACTTGGGGTCCTGTATCTTTGGATCCATTTGCTAATAATTACATTGAAAAAATAATAGGTAATCAAATTGAAGTAGTTACAAATGACCCATCAACCGGTGAATACTATGTTCAGCTTTCAGGAAGTTATCCAAACCAATCAGCATATGTTAGAGTTAAACAAGTAAATCAAACTACTCCTAATTACTTTGACAATAATGGTATTCCTAAAAACCAATTTACCGGTTCTTTACCTATTATTAATAGTGGATCATTTGGAGATGGTAAAGGAAGAAACATCCCTACAGGTGTTGCAGGAGCATATTATGAAAATATCTCAGCAAATAACATTCAAGGTTTAACTTCAGCATCATATGTTGAATCTATTGCTTTACTAGCAAATCAAGATGCATACAACTATAATTTTATAACAGCCCCAGGATTAATAGGAAATTCAGCTTACCATTTCCCCGTTGTCCAACAATTAATCACAATGGTTCAAAATAGAGGAAATGCTATGGCTATAGTTGATGTTGTAGGATATAATTCTAATTTAATCCCTGTAACAACAGCAGCAAGTGCCTTTGATACTTCTTATGCAGCAACTTATTGGCCTTGGCTTAAAACAATTGACCCCAACTCAGGACAACAAGTTTGGGTTCCTGCTTCAACTATGATGCCTGGAGTATATGCATTTAATGACAATGTAGCTTTTCCATGGTTTGCTCCTGCTGGTATTAATAGAGGCCTTATGACAACAGTTACTCAAACCGAAAGAGTATTAACCCAAACCAATAGAGATTTACTTTATCAAGGAAATGTAAATCCAATCGCTACATTTCCTGGTTCCGGAATAACAGTATTTGGACAAAAAACATTACAAAAGAAAAAAAGTGCTTTAGATCGTGTAAATGTAAGACGTTTACTGATTGAACTCAAAAACTATATTTCTCAAATAGGTGATACATTTGTATTTGAACAAAATGATGCTGTTACTAGAAATAATTTTGTAGCAGCTGTTAACCCATATTTAGCTTCTGTTCAACAACAACAAGGTTTAACCGCATTTAGAGTAATAATGGATGAATCAAATAACCCACCTTCAGTAATAGATCAAAATCAGTTAGTAGGTCAAATTTATTTGCAACCTACTAGAACAGCTGAATTTATCATATTGGACTTTAATATATTACCTACAGGTGCAACATTTCCTGCTTAGTAGTATATTTTAGAAGAAAAATTGATATTTATAATAAAAAGATAAAATGGCAAATTTTACAACTTCTCCTGGAGTAGCAATTAGCGAAATAGATAATACCTTTTTAACTGGGCAACCAGTTCAAGCAGGTGCTGCTATCATAGGACCAACAGTTAAAGGTCCTGTAGAAAAACCAACCTTAATAACATCTTATTCAGATTTCCAAATGTTATTTGGAGATTCTTTTATTAGTGGTGGTAATTCATATTCATATTTAACCTCAATTGCTGCTTACAATTATTTTAATTATGGTGGTACTTCATTATTAGTAGCTCGTGTTGTTACTCAATCAGCTAACTGGACCCCAGCAGAAAGTACTACAATTCAAAATTATTTTACCTCAGCATCGTTTGTTCTTGAAACAATTTCTGAAGGAGCTATTAATAATAACTCCGGTTCTAACATGTTAGGGAATAATGGAGCTTTAAATTCTGGCTCAGCTGAAAATATTCGTTGGGAAGTTACCAACTCAAATACGGGATCAGGTACATTTAATGTATTAGTTAGACGTGGTAATGATATAACCCCTAATAAAGTTGTATTAGAAGCATGGAATAATCTAACATTAGATCCAAATTCTTCTCGTTACATTTCTCAAATAATTGGAGATCAAAAATTACAATATAATTCTACAACAAACCAAATGGAATTATCTGGAAGTTTTCCAAATAATTCAAAATTTGTACGCATAAAAGCTGTAAATTTCCCAACTCCTGACTATTTTGATGCAAACGGAATTGCAATTTCTGCATACACTGCTTCAATCCCCGTAAATGGAAGTGGTTCAGCCGGAGGATCATTTACAAATGCTACTGGAACTCCAGCTAATCAAATTAATTTATACGATACAATCAGTACAAATACTCAAGGGTTAATAGGTGCTAGTTACAATAACATGATTGCATTACTTGGTAATCCTGAAGCATACCAATTTAACCTATTATTTACCCCAGGATTAATAAATGATGTTGCTGGACACACAGGCCAAATTACTAACATTATTACTAACACAATTGCTAGAGGTGATAACATGTATGTGGTAGATTTATCATCATATGGAAGTAATGTTAATTCAACAATAACTCAAGCTCAAACCCGTGATACTTCCTACTCAGCAGCTTATTGGCCTTGGGTTCGAATTATTGACCCAGCAACAGGAAAACATGTTTGGGTACCAGCTTCAACTGTAGTACCAGGTGTATATGCATTCAATGATAGAGTATCTGCTCCATGGTTTGCTCCTGCAGGTATTAATCGTGGTGGTTTATCTACAGTATTACAAGCAGAATTAAAATTAACTCAAGCAAATAGAGATGCTTTATATGCAAATAATGTTAATCCAATTGCAACACTACCTAAACAAGGAGTTGTAGTGTATGGACAAAAAACATTACAAAAAGCTCAATCTGCTTTAGATCGTGTAAATGTACGTCGTTTAATGATTGAATTAAAATCATATATTCGTCAAATTGCAGACACTATCGTATTTGAGCAAAACACAATTCAAACTAGAACTTCATTTGTATCAAGAGTTAATCCATACTTAGAAGCTATCCAACAAAAACAAGGATTATACGCTTATAAAGTAGTAATGGATGATTCAAACAATGGACCCGCAGTAATTGATCAAAACCAATTAGTAGGTCAAATTTATATTCAACCTACTCGCACAGCTGAATTTATTTCTTTGGATTTCATCTTGTTACCAACAGGAGCTGAATTCCCAGGGTAAAAATTTAAAATTTAGATATTTATAATAAAATTAAAATAGAAAACAAATGGCAATTTTAAATCCAAACGAAATATTTTATACAGCGTTTGAACCAAAACAAACAAACCGTTTTATCCTTTATATGGATGGTGTTCCATCATATCTAGTAAAAGGAGTAGGAGCTGTTTCATTAACTCAAACTGCAGTTGCCCTTAATCATATCAACGTTCAACGTTATGTGAAAGGAAAAACAAAATGGAATACCATTCAGTTTACAATGTATGAATCAATTACTCCTTCTGGTGCTCAAGCAGTAATGGAATGGGTGCGTTTAGGACATGAATCAGTAACAGGACGTGATGGTTACTCAGATTTCTATAAGAAAGATATTACCTTTAATGTTTTAGGTCCTGTAGGTGATATCGTTTCTGAATGGATTATTAAAGGAGCTGTTATTACTGAAGTTAACTTTGGAGACTATAACTGGGATGATGATGGAACACCAGTAAATATCCAAGTAACTGTTCAACCTGACTACTGTATCTTGAACTACTAATATTAGGTTAATAATTTATCAAGTAAGCTCCAAAGAAATTTGGGGCTTTTACTTTTTTTTAATATATTAAAGCTATGAAAACACTTAAAACACTTTTATTTGTACTATTAACTAGCTTTGTTTATAGTCAATACTGTCCATATTTAGGACCCGATCAATATTTACCTTGTGGTACAAACTCAACAACTTTAACCGCAGATTTAAGTCAATGTGGCCAAGGCAGTAACCCTAATCAAACAACAAATTACACTGTTTCTCAAATACCGTATGTAGCACAAACCAATGTGGGTACATTAGTTGCATTAGGAGACGATGTGCAATCGAACGTATTTAATATTGGATTTACTTTTTGTTTTTATGGACAAACTTATACACAATTTAGAATTGGTTCAAACGGTTGGGTATCCTTAGGTGCTGGAATGCAACCAGCTACATTTACATCTTTAGCTATACCAACAGCAAACGCTGCTGTGCCTAAAAATTGTATTATGTCACCTTGGCAAGATTGGCATCCTGGAATTGGAGGTCAAGTGCGTTATCAAGTACAAGGTATAGCACCATGTAGAAAATTAGTTGTAAGTTGGATCGGCGTGCCAATGTATTCATGTACTAACCTATTAGGTACATTTCATATTGTGTTATATGAATCATCCAACAATATTGAAACATACATTGCAAATAAGCCAAATTGCCCACAATGGGCTGGAGGAACATCAGTACATGGAATTCATAATTCCACCGGAAATGCTGCTGTTACCGTTACAGGAAGAAATTCGCAACAATGGACTACAGTAAATGATGCAAGACGATGGACACCATCAGGTGCTCCTGTTTTACCAACTTTAGTTTGGTATCAAGTAGGTAATCCTGTTCCAATTGCTCAAAATGTAAATCAAATTACAGTTACCCCTCCAGCTCAAGGAGCAAATTACACATGCCGTTTAGAATATGGGCCTTGTAATGCAGGTTGGTCAACTTGTAATGCTGGAGTAGGATTAGGTCCTGATACAGTATTTGTACAACCTGGTCCACCAACATTAAATCAACCAAATTTTGTAACAATAAATCCACTATGTAATGGAGATTGTAATGGATCTATTACAGTAAATCCTACAAATGGTACAGCTCCTTTTAATTATACTTGGATCACTTTGCAAAATACACCAACAATAAACAATTTATGCGCAGGAAATTATACAGTTACAATTACAGATGCAAATAACTGTACTGTAACAGCAAATACTACATTAATTGATCCCCCTGTTTTAGCAGTACCTTTAATGGTTGCAACTAATCCTGTTTGTTTTGGAGATTGTAACGGTACAGCAACCTCAAATCCAATTAATGGTATTGCTCCATACACTTATTTATGGGATAATGGACAAACAACCCAAACAGCAATTAATTTATGTGCAGGCGCTTATAATGTTACAGTAACAGATGCAAATGGATGTCCTGCTTCAAATACTATCGCTTTAGTAAACCCACCAATGGTAGTAGTAGGAAGTATTACCTCATTAGATACAATATGTTATTTATCTTCTAATGAAACATATTCAGTACCTAGTTTAGGTGCAGGATATTCTTATAATTGGTCAAGTGTAGGAAATATTACTTTAGGTCAAGGAACTAATAATATTTTAGTAGATTGGTCAACATCACCCCCAGGATTTATACCAGGAGCTGTTAATGTAGTAGCGATAAATCAATTTGGTTGTACAAGTTTACCACAAGCGGTTGATGTTTATATTTTAAACATTTTACCCACGATAGATTCGATTGTTTCATTATGTGACTATGCCAATTGTGTAACATTAACTGGAAGTCCTATTGGAGGAATATTTACAGGTAATGGTGTTAATGGAAATTTATTTTGTCCTTCCCCTTCTATTGCAGGTAACAATACAATAACATACACTTATGCACAATCAAATTGTACTTTTGATACTACTTGTTCAATAACCGTTTATCCTAGACCTTCTATTTCACAAATTCAAAACGATTTAGGAAACTTAACATCTGAATTTATAGAATTGTGTGAAGGAGATAGTATAGGTAGAGTTTATAGTGCAACTGCTTTAGGTGGAGGTAGCGTAGTATGGATTTTAAACCAAGATAGTATTACAAACCCAACATTACCTATTACATGGAACAATTTTGGAACATTTACATTTTCAGCAGTAGCATATGAAAACGGATGTGTATCTTATCCTGTATCATTTGCAACAACTATTCAAAGATGCCCTGAAGAATTAATTTACATCCCAAACACATTCACCCCAGATGGAAATGAATACAATCATGTTTGGCAACCTGTATTCATCTCAGGTTTTGATCCTGCTGATTTTTATTTAACAATATACAATCGTTGGGGAGAATTAGTATTTAAAAGCTATAACAGTGCAGCTGCTTGGGATGGAACATACAATAATACAGTATGTCAAGACGGAACATATACTTGGGTCATAGTATACGGAGACAAAAACACAGATAAAGAAACATTAATTAAAGGAAATGTTACTCTTATTAGATAGTGCAATATTTATAATAGTATGAAACTGAACCATTTACGTACTTTAGTTAAAGAGGAACTTAATAAAAAGTTAAACGAGGAATACCAAGACAAATTCAAAATGGTTGGTATGCTTATAACTAACATTAAAAAACGCCCTCAAAAAGAAATATTTTCTGATATCCGTTCAATCCCAGGGATTACAGTAGCATCTGTAAAAGAACCTATGCCTTATAATGAACAAAACACAGAAAAATTTCAATCTATAATGACCATTAAAGTAGATGGTCATCCTTGGATTACAAAAGGTGGATTTGATCGTACAAAAATGGAAGATATACGCAAAGAAATATTAAAAGTAGAAGGAGTTTTATCATATAATGTAAATCCTGATAATATTTCTTCTCTTTAATATATGTATATAAGACAATAAAGTTATATTAAATAAAAACTATGAGTGAATTTAAATTGCCAACTGAAACAGTTGAGTTACCATCTAAAGGCTTACTTTATCCTGAAGATTCTGAATTAGCAAAAGGTACAATTGAAATTAAATACATGACTGCTAAGGAAGAAGATATCCTTACAAACCAATCCTATATTAAAAACGGTACTGTTTTAGATAAATTAATGAAATCATTGATTATATCAAAAATCAACTATGATGATTTATTGATCGGTGATAAAAATGCAATCATGGTTGCATCTCGTATTTTAGGATATGGTGCTGAATATACTTTTAATTATTTGGGTGAATCACACACAGTAGATTTATCTCAAGTTGAAAATAAACCATTAAAAGAAGAATTGTTTACAAACCATGTAAACGAATTTATTTTTACACTTCCTAAATCAGGTAATACAGTCACATTTAAACTCTTAAGTCATAAAGACGAACAAGATATTACACGTGAATTAGAAGGTTTGAAAAAAATTAACAAAGATGCCTCTCCTGAACTTTCAACACGTTTAAAATATCTAATTCTCTCAGTAGAAGGAAAACGAGATAAAAAAGATATTCGAGAGTTTGTCGACAATTATCTTCTCGCCCAAGATTCCAGGGCATTAAGAGAATATATTAGAGAGATTCAACCCGATGTTGATCTAACTTTTTTTCCCGACGGAGGTAATGATAGAATCAATATCCCAATTGGGATTAGCTTTTTTTGGCCTGACCTATGAAATAGCTCCCCAAGCTAGGGCTGCTATATTTACCCAAATTCACGAAATAGTTTTTCACGGTAAAGGAGGATACGATTGGAATACAATCTATAATATGCCTATATGGCTTCGTCGTTTTACCTTTTCAAAAATTCAAGATTTTTATACTGAAGAAAAAGAATCTTTAGAAAACAAAGGAAAAGGTGGTGGAAGTAAAACAGTAATTAACTCTGATGGTACAATAAAAGCCCCTGAATTACTTCAAAAAGCATTCCAAAACAAAAATATTCCTAAATATAGCTAAAAATGTTGATTTTCAATATTTATAATAAAATACATTAATAGTGGCAGACTTAGATGATTTAAAAAAACAAATTGAAGATCTTAGAAAACAATATTCTGATCTTACAAAAAAGCCAGCAGCATTATTTAATACAGATAACTTAAAAGATGCTAATGCTGCTATTACTACTTTAAATAAAGCTATTGCAGACGCTAAAAAAGAAGCAGCTAGTTTAGAAGCAGGATTTGGTGGAATAGATAGTACTATTAAAAGCATTGTTTCTGAATTAAAAAAAGGAAATGATGCTTCTACATTAGCTACTAAAGCATTTAGAGGGATTCAAAATATTACTGAAAAACTTAAATATGATCAACAAGATATTAGCAAATTAAGTTTAGAACAATTAAAACGACAAAAGGATAAACTTAAAGAATATCAACAAGAAATTAGAGATCAATCAAAAATAATATCTGAAAAAGTCCAAAGTTTAGTCCTTGATAAAAACGGAAACCAACTTGCAGGAGCTGCATTACAATCTAGATTAGATAGACTTAAACTTGATAGACAAATTAATGAGTCTGAAGCAGCTATATATATGGCTGCTAAAGAAAATTTTGCAATTTTTGAAGAAACTAATAGCCTCTTAAATGAAAGGATAAAAAAAGAAGAAAAAATTAACGATACAATTGGCCTTACAGGTAAGTTAATGAAAGGAATTTCTAAAATTCCTATAGTTGGTCAATTTATTGATGCTGACAAAGCATTAGAAAAAATGCGAGAAACTGCTGAAAAAACAGGCAGTAAAATAGCTGCTTTAGGGGCAGGATTTAAATCTATAGGTGGTGATATAGCAAAGGGGATTATGGATCCTTTGTTTTTAGTTACCCAATTAGTTAAATTGTTTGTAGATGTAGATAAGCAAGCTGGGGAGTTTGCTAAATCCCAAAACATGAGTTATAAAGACTCATTAAAAATGAGAGAAGAATATGCTTCTATGGCTGCATCTTCTGGGGACACCGCATTAAATGCTAAAAGGCTCATGGAAACCCAAAGTGCTATTGGAGCAAGTTTAGGAACAAATGCTAAATTAAATGAAGCCGATTTAAAAACATTTACTAAATTACGTGAACAAGCAGGATTTACTAATGAAGAATTAATTTCAATTCAAAAAGTATCTTTAGTAAACGGAAAAACCCTAGAACAAAACACTTCAGAAATATTAGGAGGTGCTAAAGCATATGCTTCCCGTAATAAACTTGTTGTAAATGAAAAACAAGTATTAAGAGAAGTTTCTAAAGCATCATCTGCCTTAACATTAAGTTTGGGAGGAAGTTTAAAAGCTGTATCCGAAGCTGTAGTAAAAGCTAAACAATTTGGTTTGACCCTTGAACAGACTGAAAAAATGTCTGAAAGTTTACTTAATTTTGAACAATCTATTGAAAGTGAATTAAGTGCAGAATTATTAACCGGAAAAGATTTAAATTTTGAACGTGCTAGAGCATTAGCTTTAAATGGGAAAACCGCTGATGCCGCTGCTGAAATTGCAGCCCAAGTAGGATCAGCTGCTGATTTTGGTAAAATGAATGTTATCCAACAAGATGCTATTGCAAAATCTATTGGATTAAGTCGAGAAGAACTAGCTAAATCATTAGTAGAAAGAGAAGCATTAACCAAAATCGGTTTTAAAGACGCAGAAGCAGCTAAAGCAAAATATGATAAGCTTCGTGAAACGATGACTGCTGAAGAAGCAGCTGCTGAATTAGGTGATGAACAATTAGCTAAACAATACGAACAACAATCTAATGCTGAAAAATTTGCTCAAACTATGGAGCATGTTAAAGAGATCTTTGTTAGTATTGTTGATGGTCCTATGGGTGCTATATTAAATGGGTTAGCTACTATGTTACAAAGTACCAAAGTAATCTATGGTATTACTGGACTTTTAGCTGGAATTTATGCTGGAAAATTAGTTGGAGGTATTGTTCAAACTATAGGAAAAATTGTAGCCATGACAGCTGCTAACACTGCGAATGCTGCTGCAGCTACTGCTGGTGCTACCGCAGTTTCCTTTGGAGCTATCATCCCAGTAATTTTAGGAGCAGTAGGAGCTGTAATTGGGTTAATAGCATCATTTACAGCAGATGATATGATGTCAGCTCCTCCAGGATACGGTAAACGCACTTTATTAGGACCAGAAGGAGCAATTCAATTAAACGATAAAGACACAGTTATTGCGGGTACAAACTTATTTGGAAATGATGTTGCCTCTGAACCAGGTAAATCTACCAAAATGGGTGGAAAAGGAGAAATTAAAGTAAAATCCGAAGGTAATGATATGTCAGCGGTAATATCGGCTATAAATGCTTTAGCTAATAGACCAATAAATGTATCAATTGATGGTAAAAAAGTAATTGAAGCTACAACAGGTGCTCAACCAAACACTCAAGGAGACGAAAATAGAAAAAATAGTTACAAAATGTCTTAACATATAATATTTATAATAAAATAAACAACCATGGGAATCTTAACTAAATTAACAACTCAAGGATCTGCTTTTACAGCATATGATGGAACTACACCCCCAGTAAACCCACTTGCAACTCAGCAGTCAAAATTACATGTTGACGGAAATCAACCTGGATATTCATTAAACGGTGCTAATGCTAATCAAGTAACAGCAGATTATAATGCTTACCAAGATGGTACACCAAACCAAATCCCATTACCTTCATTATTAGATATAAATGGAGTTATAGCTCCTGTATCACCAGGTGGACAAGGTTTACCGTATTTGAACAATTTACCTGGTTAAAAAATATTTAAATGGGTCTTTTACTAAAATTAAATAATGGGGATACCCAATTAAAATCACTTAAATTTGGTAATGACAGACCAGGAGGAGGAGATAGTGGACAACCTTTTATTCCTCAAAACATACAAGCAGGTGTTCAAAACCCATCCTTTTATAACGATTTTATTGTACGTGGAGGAATTGAAGCTCCCTTAAGTGCTGCTGAAGATGTAGCTCGTTTAGCAAAATATTTTATAAACATTAAAAACCCTAGCGGGCTTTTATTTACTGCAAAACAAAACCTACTTTCTCGAGTAGGGACAAAAACAGAGGCTTCTAAAGGTTTAGGTTATGCTGGAGGTGCTTTAAATGAAGGTGCATATACACCATTATCTACATTAGCTGAAGCTGGAATAGTATGGGCTGGAGGTCATATAAACAAACAAGGTTTAGATCCTACTGGTTTGTTTTCATTTGCTTCTATTAACAAATACCAAGATATTATCTCCCAAAATCAACTTACTGGGAGAATTGATTTAGAAAATAATAGATTAGTTAGACTTTCTACTTTAATTTCATTAAACGATGGTGAAAATAATTTTGCTTTTGTTAAAGGATATAGTTTAAATCCTACACTAGAAAATGATGTATTAATTTCTTATGGAGGCGGACCTGATTCAGTTTTAGGGATAGGAAAAACTAAAATTAAATTTGCAACAGGAAACGATGGTGTTCCTTTAAAAACACTAGTACCAAAACCAAAAGATTATTTAGTAGGCACCCCCTCTCGCCCAGATAACCAAGACAAGTTTCAATATCCAACAGGTTCATCTTCAACATATGATGAATATATAAAAAATTTTTCAAGTAATTTTGCTGTAAATAATTTAATTAAAAACGGATTAAATTCATTTCAACAAGATTTTATAGTAGATGTTTACGAATCTGGATCTCTTAAAAGCAATAGTAACATAGGGAAAGGTTCTTGGACACAACAAAATTTTGCAAATCAACCTTTTAATACAGATTCAACAATATCTGAAGATTTTAGACAAATATTAAATCCAACAGAAAATCCTCAATATACTTTTTTAAGTTTAGCTCCAAATTATACAACTAAAAATATTGAAGATAATCTTAAATTAGGCAATCCTGGAGCAAAAGGAAACATTTCAAGTTACACAGCAGGTAAAAAAAATACAGTAACAGGAGCTAGAAACGGAGCCGTAGATAGAGTAAATGCCTCTCCAATATATAAAACAAACACTAAAGATGGATCTAGATATTCTACTGACCCAGATTTAAAAGATATTATTCCGTTTTTTATAGCTATATTAAATAATGATTCTCAAGTTGGAGGTACATATAAAAAATATATGCACTTTAGAGCATTTATTGACTCGTTTTCTGATTCATATAATGCAGATTGGAAATCTATAGAATATATGGGTAGAGCAGAAAAATTCTACAAATATGGAGGATTTAGTCGAGAAATATCAATGGCATTTACTATTGTTGCTCAATCAAGAGAAGAAATAACAATTATGTACGATAAGTTAAACTTCCTTGCCTCCTCACTTGCTCCTGAGTATCTTGATAGTTACACATCAGGATATATGGCAGGAAATATTGCATACATTACTTTAGGAGGATATTTAGATGATCAACCAGGAGTTATAACATCATTAACATTTGATGTTCCTGAAGAAGCACCTTGGGAAATAGGTATAAATGATGCTGGAAATAATTTACCTGCAAAAGATATCAGACAGGTGCCTCATATGATTAAAGTAACGGGTATTAAATTTATTCCAATTCATAAATTTAGACCTGAAAAACAATCATTTAGAAATGATAAACTTGGTACAGATAGTACTAGATTATTAAATACAGGTAAACAAAGATATATAGATCAACTTCGCCCTGAATCAACTAATTATGATGCTGAAAATTTAAAAACAGAATTAGATGAATTAAACGAAGCTGAAAAAATTGCTTTACTAAACTATGCTAGGCAAAATATATTATTAGCAAATGCTTCATTCATATCAGTAGATCCAAATCAATCTCAAACCCCATCAGGAATAGAAAATGTTACAAATAACCAAGGTTTAATTAATACAATTTCTCAACAATAGTATGAACAGATATAATAGTATCCGTATAGTTAAAACCACTGAAGACCCTAGATTAAGGTATGCTGTGACCAAATATCCTACAATTTTACTAGGTCCTTTAGATATTTATGTTTTTACAACCCAAGGTGATAGATATGATGTTATGGCACAAAACTATTATAGTGATTCAACTTTATGGTGGATAATTAATCGTGCAAACCCAAACCAAGACGCAAATTCAATATTTCCTACTGTAGGAGCTCAAATAAGAATTCCTTCTTTTGATAGAGTAGGAACTATAATAGCACAATATGAAACATTAAATCAATTAATTTAAAAAAGTTATGGCCATTATTGGAGAAAAATTAGAGTCTTATGTTATAGATCAGATAAATGCTAGACAATTACTCCATGGAAGTGGTGCTGGAACAGCTAATGATGGGTCTCAAGACATTAGGTCTGATCAACAGATTAACCTTTTAAATTCTAATACTTCTTGGATAAAATTAGCATCTGGAATTTCAGTAGATGCTAGTAGATTAAGAGATATACAAGTAAGTACATCTTATAGTGGAATGGGTTTAGCAAAAAATTACATTTTGTATGCTGGTGTTTCAAGATTAGAACAAGACGGAACAGATAGATTAATTCAAAGACAAGGTTTTCTTCCTCAAACTCGAAATAGTTCCTATACCTATGGAACATATGGGTATTCTCCTATGCCTGGTATTTCAAGTGCTGATATAAAAGCATTAAACCGTGGTTCCCTTAAAAAAGCAACAGTTAAACTTACTGCTCATAATAAACAACAATTTGATATTATTGATCTCCTTTATTTAAGACTAGGATATACTGTTTTACTCGAATGGGGCAATAGCATATACACTCCAGATGGTGTTACTAGGGAAATAGTACGTAATACATTACTTGAAAATACATTTTTTAACATCAACGGGAAAGGATCATATCTAGATATGTTAGGTCCTATTGAACAATATAGAAAAAAATATGCGGGAAACTATGATGCACTTTTAGGTAAAGTATCTAACTTTAGTTGGGCTTTTCAACCTGATGGATCATATGATATAGAACTTACTATAATAAGTTTAGGTGATGTTATTGAATCATTAAAAACTAACATTTCATCCCCTCAAAATTTAACAAAATTTATTGAAGAATCTACCGGAGGCAAAGAAAACCCTAGTGAACCATCAGATCAAATTGACATTATAGAAGATAATAAAGATGCTAATGCTATAGCTTCTATGTTATGGACTTGGAAATGGGTTAATAGAACAGGAGTAAGTGCAGATGCAGAATCAGATCCTCTTTATATTAAATTAGGAGATGGAACAGAATCTTTTGTTGGTGGATTTTTAAACCCTTCCGGAGAAAACATTACAGCAAACTTAATAAGTTATAAGTTTTATTATACAGCTTATGAAGATGCACTTTTTGATGGGTATGAAAATCCTATCCGTACTAATTTTCCTGATCTTTACCCAAAATATGAGTCTACAATTAAAGAATTTGCTAAACCTAAAACAAAAGAACAAGCTGAAGAGTATAGAAAATCTCTTGAAGAAAAATTAGGAGATAAAAAAACTTTTGAATTTTCTAGAGAAGTTTATAGTAGAGAAGGAATTAAAACTATAAGATATGCTACATATAAAGTAAATGTCCGATTTAAATATGTTAAAAATTCTGAACGTTCAATTACTACTAATAGCCCTATTGAAGGTTTTGATAATGATGATGCTTTTTGGATTAATACAGAACCAGTCCAATATTATCTTCGATTTGGGGCTCTATTAGAATATATAGAAAACGATATTTTACCCAAAATAGACATTAGTGGCACTGATAAACCTCCAATTTTTAATATTGATTTAGACACATATTCTAACTATATGTATTCTTTACCTAATCAAATTTCATTAGACCCAAGAGTTTGTTTAGTAAGAAACGACCATTTTACAAAAGATTCAGGGACTGCAGAAGTTTTATCTAAATTAAATCCTTTTAGAGCAGAAGATTATGTTAAAGACAATCCAAATTTAAATAAAGCTTACCCTTTTAACATTTATTTAAATTTTGAATTTATTATAGAAAGTTTAAATTCAAATGCTGATGAAAGAGGAGATGTTAATATGTACAACTTTTTAAAATCAATATGTGATGGTTTAAATAAATCTTTAGGTGGTATAAATAATCTAGAACCTATAATTGATGAATCTAATAATACTTTAAGAATTATCGATACTACCCCAATCCCTGGAATTGGACAGAGTACTACAGATTATATTCTTCAATTGTATGGATATAGAAAAGCGGGGTCATTATATGATTCTACTTTTGTTAGAAAGGTTGACTTAAAAACATCCATCACCCCAGAATTTGCTACTATGGTTACAATAGGAGCAACTGCAGGAGGATATGTTAAAGGAACAGAAGCTACAGCGTTTTCAAAATGGAATATTGGGTTAACTGATAGATTTAAAGAAAAATTTATCCCAGGAAACCCAGAATCACAAAACAAAGAAGGAGAAATAGATGAAGCTGTCGTAAACTATACTGAAAGATTTTTATCACCTAAAAAATTCACTTCATGTTATGGGTTTAGTGGAAATCTTATGCAACCTAGCTCAAAACTAAAAATTTCTACAGATGCTATTGAAAATAATTTATCTGTTGTAACAGAATACTTTAAATATTTAATAGCTTCTAACAAAACTAATTCAGGAGGAACAATTGGGTTTATACCATTTAAAATTTCCTTTACTATGGATGGTATATCGGGAATAAAGATATACAACAAATTACACGTTGATACTCGTTTTTTACCTAAAGCATATGGTGATAACTTAAACTTAATTGTTACAGGAGTAAATCATAAATTAGCAAATGATGATTGGGAAACTGATATTGAAGCAACTGTTATTCCTAGAACTGATGGTGGAAGTGATGTAATTATAACAGCTGAAGCTATAAAACAAGATATACAAGAAGTTAAAAATGCTCCATCTAATGGTGAAATAGGATATCCTGTTTCCCCACAAGATTTAAAACTAGTAGAAAAAGCTGGAGGAGTTGCCCCATATATTCTTTTACCAAATGGACAAATTAAAGTTAAAACATGGCCTTCAAATCTTAGACCTGGAGACCCAGGATATAATCCTAAAGCTCGCCATTGGTTTGTTCCTAACCTAGATTATCCATTAGTAAGTGTAAAAATCCCATCTAAAAATGGAGAAAAGTCTCTTCAAGTTCATAAAGATTTTGCTGCTAAAATAGAAAAGGTAGCAAAAACTATTAAAGATAATGGTCTTCAAAAATATATTAAATCTGTTGATTCTGGATTTGCCCTTAGAAATGTAACGAATGGCACAAGATTATCTAATCATGCTTTTGGATTTGCTATAGATCTTAATGTTACCTCCCCTGGTCATGGGTGGAATCAAGGATTTATTTTAGGTGATAAAAAAACTACAAGTAAAATTATTTTAAATAGAAATACAAAACCATTTTCAACCCAATTAATGGGAGAACAAGAATTTGGTTTTTGGAGGGTAGCTAGAAGTTTTGGATTTGAAGGTATAGGATGGTATTATGAAAAAGATGCAATGCATTTTTCTATAAATGAAGGTTTACAAACAGATATCCCAAAAATACCAACTAACTAAAATTTTATGACTTACTATCCTTTATCCCAAATAAAAACTAATTTATATACTAATGGAGGAGAATATTCTCTTTTAACAAATAGAGGCAGGTATGTAGGGTATTATTATGAAGTATCTACCGGACAAAAATATACTGGTAAAAATCCACAAGATAAACCTAATATTTTATTAATTCCTATTACCTTAACTAATGAAGTTGATCCAACAATCCCATTTGTTCAATCAAATTTAGATAATTTAATTACTTTAAATAATGTAGTAGGAAGAGATCAAGCAAAACAATTTGAATTTGATACTTCTTTTATCCCACCCCCATCATTAAATACTAATCCAAGATTAATACCTAAATTTAACCTAACCCTTCCAACTCCCCAAGACCAACAAAACGGACAGTTTACAAGATATTTTTGTAAAAAAACTAACGAAATACAATACTTAGAAATTGATATAGATACCTTTAAAAAACTTACCCATAAAGACCCCCAAATAGCCTGGGATTTACACAATCCAGTTTCTTTAATTTGGCAAATTACAGGCAATAAAGAACAAGTTTATAATTCAAATAGGGCATCCACTATTGCTATAGAGCAAAACTTAAAATGGTATGGATTTTCTCAATACTTTCAAGACAAATTTTTAAAATATTATCAATCACAAGATATAAATAATTTGTACACAACAGGTGGTGAATTTACAACTAAAAATGGACAAAATTACATTGGATTTTATCATATACATAATGGTATAACACCTATGGTAGGAAAAACTCATATAAATACCCCTCACGACGT